TTCTATTGCATCTTGTCCTTTTTCAACTAATGAATAAAAATTTTGTCTTTGATATTCAAAATCATTACCTTCATTATCTGTTTTGACAACAGGTTTAACTTCTTGTACTCTTGCAACTTGTCCGCCTACAATTTTTTCATCTAATAAATCATTAAATTTAGACATTATTTTACCACACCATATAATGTAAATATTCCGTTTATGTTGCCTGAACTTAAATATAATTTAAAAGCAGTTGCATTACCAAAACTTGCAGATTGTACAACACTTCCACACCCTGCCATAGATTGTTCTACATTTCCAGAAACGGGTGCGTGAAACTGAAATATAATACTTGGTTGGTGATTAGCATCAGCAAATCTAAATAAATTTATTGTTCCAGATAAATACTCAAATGTACTGCCTGGAAAACAATATCCACTACTTGTAGAATAACCTAAATTCATTTGTGCTACATTATATGCTTGGTGTTGACCCATACTTGCTACACCAGCATAAGATGAAACACCAACAGATTGATAATTTGAACTTGTATAGTATGTTGGTGATGCTCCACCAGTACCAAACTGTGCATAAAATATTGCAGTGTTATCTGATGATGCTGTAACATTATCACAAATAATTTTAAAATGAGAATAAGTCGTTTCTGTGCTTAATTCTGTAAATTCTACTGCACTTACATCATTTGCTGTTGTTGAAGAAATTTTAACTAGTCCACCAGCTGAACCAAATTCAAATGCATTTCCAGCAGTGTTAACTTTAAGTGCTTCTCCACCAGAGCCCAAAGTATTGATATTAAACAATCCAAGTTTATCTACAAAAGTTTCGTCAAACAATATTCTATCGTCTGCATTTGTACTAGAATTATCTGTTCCATCTAATACTAAAAAATCACCTTTGTTTGCACCAGCACCATCTGTTCCATCTAATATAATTGAATCGTTTTGCAGACCTAATCGTGTATCTGCATCTATTTTTGCTTTTGATATACTATTACTTGCAATATCAACAGCCTGTATTGATGCATCTGCAATAGCTCTACTTGGTAATGTTCTTATTGGCACTTTTCTCTCCTACTCTTATTTATCAGTTCCACTTTCAGAATCAAAATTCTTTGCATCTTGAAAGAAAGATGTAGTTTCGTTAAACCCAAAGTTATCATCAAAGTCAGCAGTAACTGGGTCTGGTGTAACACTATATCTTTGTTCTCTTTTTGGTGCATTGTCTGGCATATCTGTGTATTGGTCAACTTGAACTCTTTTAATAACAGATTGTTTAGTAACAGGCCCATAAAGATAAAATTTAGTTGTAAATGAAAGTGTATATATGATGGCTCTTCTTGATATGAAATCACCCTCATAGTTATCTTCGTAATCAATACCACTTAATACGATAGGTACATCTCTCTTTTGATTCATATCTGTATTGTCATTTATTGTGATTGTATATTCTGGTTGAAAGAATGGTAATATCTGTTCTATAATTTGTAATGCATCATCTCCACTTTTTGACATAACAAATAATTGAAAATCCATATTATAAGGAACAGGCATAAACTGTGATTCTAATTTTGATTTACTTGAAGAACTTACTTTTTTAAGTTTAGTAATTCTGTTTAATTTTCTGGCTGGGTCATATGAGATAGATGATATTTCAAAAGCAAGTCTAGGTAAAGTAATTGCAGTTGATTTATTTAAACTTGCATCTTCTCTTATTCTTGTTAAAAACTTTTGTTTTGGTCCATAAGCCAGAGGTACTTTCATTGATTGTGTAATTTGACCTGAACTATTTTTTTTAACAATTTGTATATTATTAAATATCGTTCCAAATGAAACGACCATTTTTCTTATTGTTTCGTGATAAAATTGTTGTCCTAACATTATAACTCCTTACCTGCGTCACCAAATGGATTTGATTCAGAAAAATCTAATATTGTGTTATCTAATGTTTCAAATAATTCAATTTGAGATTTCTCGTCTTGAGTATCTACATTAAATGTTTCATTAATTAGATAATGATTCTCTTCTTTTATTTCAGATATCGTTGCTGTATATCCTGTATTTCTACTTGTTATTACATCATCTTTACTAAACTGACCAGTTACATACTCATAATGAATTACATTATTTTCTATTAGTTTAATAATTGCAGTTGTACTTCCACTTGTAATAGTTTCATCTTCAACAAAAGTTCCATTACTATTTTTTATAATCATATAATATGTATCTGATGTTTCAAGTAGAACTGAAGAAGCACCAAATTGTGTTTCTGTTGTAAGATTATCACCAGCATCAGAACCGTCTGAATCAGTTCTATCTAATAATAATAGATTATTATCTTCTAATGCAATCTCTTCTGTAAATGTACTCGTTTGTTCATAAGTAAATTGATATGCAAGAGTATCTAAACTTTCTGAATCATCAATATTATCAAGTGTAGATATACCTGTATTAATATCTTCACTACCATATTCAAATAATCTACATTTTAGTTTATAAACAGGATTATTGTCTAATTGAAAGAATGGTTCATCATGGTCAACAAAACTTATTTCAAATAATTTATTGATTACTGGGTGAAAAACTAAATCACCTTCTAAAGGTCTATCTGCATCTGTTACAGAATCTTCTCTTGTAATATAAGAAGTTCCAGCTTCTATTTTTGAATCTAATGTACCATCTTCTAATAATATAGAACCACCAGTTGCATCATCAGTGCCTTCTTCTATTGTAATTTGTTTTGTTAAATCTTGAAATCTTTCTTTATTTACAACAAATGTAATTTCGTCTTTTATATCTAAACCAAATTTAGATACAAGTTCTTTTTCACCTTGAAGACCACCATCTGCATCTTCAACATACATTTCTACTCTTTGAGAATCTTGAAATTTTGTTAACTTATCTTCACCAAACAAATCATCTTCATGCATGATTGTTCGGTTTAAGTAAAAGCAATCGTGACCGAATATTTGTATAGCTTCTTTTACTAAATCACTATACAATGTTCTTTCTGTTGCAATAGAAGTTTTATTGCCGTCATGGAAAAACTTATTGACTGCCATAATTAACCCTTTTGATACATTGGTGGCAGTTCAAATGCTAGTTGTATTTGTTCCTCTAACTTGTTTATTTCTTCTAATGCTTGAGTATAAATTTGTTCACCATTCATTGTGACTCCACCTAACATAGCGACACCATTAAACTTTGAAAGATTTGCACCCCATTGTTTTTTTACCAATGCAGTTGCATACCTTTTAAGATACATATCGTCATATACATCTGTGTATGTGTCTGGGTTTAATTTTCTATAACACTCTATTAGTATAAAATCACCATCATTAAAATCTTTTTCCATATCTGCATAAATATATAATCTGTTTTGATGTTCTCTAAAATCAATAGGATACTCACCTGTAAGTATGTGGTCTAAATAATCTAAATGCCTCATTGTCATTTCGTAATGAATTATTGAAGTTGAACTGAAGTCATATAAATCATTTAATCTTAATTGATATCTTACATCAAAAAGATTTTGTGTTATTTTATCTGTTAACGGAAAAACTTTGACTACTGATAATATAGAATCTGGTATAGGTATGTAATTTTCTTGTTGAAGAAAATCTGCAGTAATCGAACTATCAACTTTATCTGTTCCAGTAACAGCTGTTTCGTTAGTTCTCATTCTTGCTATTTCAGCAGTAGTAAGTTGATGTTTTAAATATACTCTTTCAATACCATCATAATGATACTTCGCAAAATATTGTAAAGCCTCATCTACTCTATCATCTAGTTGGTCGTCAGATACATTAATGTCTATGACACCTTTACCTAAAGCCCTTAAACAATATTCTTTGAATGTTGATTTTGAAGTTGGAACTGCCATAATCAATCCTTTTCTTTATTCTATCAATATTTATAAGAATACCTGATTATGTTCTTTTCTCTGCACCCTCCATAGTAAGAAAACCCTTTGCATCGTGTCCTTCTCTTTCTTCTTTGAAATCAACACCTTTTTTATAACGAAAACTTAAATTACCAGAAACACTTACTCTCAAACCTTTTTTACCCTTCAATTCTGATAAATTAGGTTCTACTTCGTGTACTGCCCAAGATGGAAACATAATTAATCTGCCTGGAACTGGAGCCCAATACACTTCATTAAGTGTTTCTCTTACTCTAGGTTTTTTTGGATTATATGGTAATTGAACTGCGATTGCTTGTGCTCTAGGGTCGGTGAACCATATATGTCCACACTTATCTGGAGATTGAAGATAATAAACAAAACTAAAATGTGAGCCTGGGTGAGTATGATTACGATTATGAGCACCAAATTGAGAAACATTTGCCCACATATTATCAATGACTGGTTCTGTGTCTGGATTTAAACCCATTAATTCTTGTATTCTCAATCCTACTTTAAGTGCTTCTTTTCCCATGTCTTCATATTCTTCTCGTACATGCATATCTACTGCACTGTGCCAACCTCTTGAGTTAGAACGAACAATACCTCTGTTATCGTCATCTCTCCATTTGAAGATATGTTTTAACCATTTCTTATTTCGTTCTTCATAATTTAAAATATCTATAAAATGGAATATTGTAGGATACCATAATTCAGATGATATCTTTCCTCTATTATTTAAGGGTACTTCTTGTGCAATTTTATTATATGTCATACATAACTTGGGCCGTGTAACCAACCCTCAATACAATTTCTTACACCTTTTGTAACTTTAGTAACACGCCAAGGAACAAAAGATGGGAATATAATTATTTGACCTTTTTGTCTAAATAATTTATTATCCGTGTTCATATTCATTAATTCAATATGTCCACCATCATAATCTTTAGTATCAGAAAGTTGTATAATAAATGTTAATTTTCTGAATGGTGCATTATTACCAATGTCTAAATGATAATTATAAAAATCTTTATTTTTATATGTGACTATTTGTGGATTATCTGCTTGAAAAAAACCAGCAAGTTGCATTTTAAAATTTTTATCATTTGCTTGTTGTGCAAGCTCTAACACTTTCGAATAAGGCCAACCTTTATCATTCATAGGTAAAGATTGTTGTGTTGCTTTTCTTACACCTTTTAATGAACTATCAACCCATAATTCTTTAACTGTTTCTTTTACTATTGCATCACATTCTTTCTCTGCAAAAAACTGTGATGTTAATATAGAAACTATATTTTTATTACCGACCAGTTTGACAACATTCTTATCATCTGGCTCAACAATATTTTCTTTTGCTGCTTTAATTGCAGTTTTTTCTTCTTCTTCTTTTTTTGGAATTTCTAGAGTGTCAATCTCTGTATCTGTAAACGAATTCATTTTCAATCCTTATAATATGACCATAACTTATCTAAACAATAATACCATAGTCCGTTTATTGTTGGTTCAATTAACGCCACCAATCCTGCTTCAAATAAACTTGCGTTAGTAATTGTACTAACAACAATCATTGAAATAATTATATGTCCTAGTGTGTAAATTAATGCACGACCAAAACTTGTACTAATAATTATTTTAAATATACCACTTGTAAATTCTGTCATAATCAATATTATACATCATTTCTTCTCTATGTCAAGTGGTTTTTTAATTTGTTCAACATCTTCTAGTGTTGGTTTTATTAACCATTGTTTAGTTCTATGTTTTTGTCCGTTAAAAACTTTTCCCTCTTTTGCATCTTGCAACCATTTATGTAATCGTGTAGATTTTGCTGGTTTATATTCTTCTACCCAACCACCATCTAATCTTCTAGATAATTTACCACCAGTTTTAGGTTTAGGCATTTTATTCCAATGAAAATGTTGTTTACTGGTATTATTACTCATATAGTAATTTTTCTTATGATAGTTGCCTTCTTTAATTGCAATCCAAGTTTTGATTTGTTCTTTAGTTCTTTCTTTTTTACGAATCATTCGTTCCCAACGAAATAATCTTTGTGTTTCATCTTCTACTGTATAGAAACGACCTTGTTCATCAACCTTTGTACCACCATATCTTTTATCGTGATAAGTTATGATTGGAGGAAATTCTTTTTTTGAAGGAGTTTTATATTTTTGTTTAAATATTTTCATAATAATATATATACTATGCCCATTGAAGTGCTACACCGTGAATTT